TCTCATGGTATCAAAGTCACCATCACCATTAGTATCAATCTTTCGTGTAAAGTATCCTGTATCGTTTACACCATCGCCATCTAGATCTTTATTGATGTTGATTAGGTCTGTCCACAATGCTGCAATACTATAACTGATATAAGGTATTCCACCATGATAATTTGCATTTCCATTTGAAGAATAATAACTATAATTAGAGTTGGTACCAGACAATATACCAGCAATATCTTCGCCTTCACAACACAGATTTCCCATATTGTATGGTGTGCCAACATTATTGTTAGCAGTTCCAGGGATTGTTAAGAAAGATATGACACCATTTGAATGCATCCATGAATGCACAAATGTTTTGTCGTGAAGTGTGAATTCGAAAGGCAACGGAACACTCGCATGTCCATCATCACCGATGTTATACGAGGTTACGTCGTCATCTTTTTGGGGATTGATAAATTCGCCACTATTCTCGTCAAGTTGACATGACGAGAACCATGGAGTCAACGAACAGTCGACTCCATATTGATTTACTTCAGCACCTGCCTTAAAGGGCAAGCAAAAGTAAAAGAACGCCAAGACCACCCATAGCAGCACCTTCGAGCTTGTCATTCCTACGCTCCTCTTGTTCGATATTCGATGGGACTAACTCTGGATTCTTTTCCCAGAGTTCTTTGGCTTCTTCGCCAATTTTTCCCATGAATGGACACGGAGTTCCTGCCATCATCATTGCATCCCAGACACGAGAGTCGCCACACATCACAGACACTGCAGCAACTTTCATGCCCATGTCATACATGACTTTGGCATTTTTCAAACGTTCACAGTTCAAGTCTCTTACTGTTTGTCCTGTTGACAAACCAAGTATTTGAGTTTGCACTGCTCCACTCACTCCAACCGTACATAGATCAGAGTTAGATGTGTTTATAGATGGAGAAATTGCACTAGGTGGTGGAGACTTAACGGTTGTTTCGTTAGTCCCATTAGTTGTTACCGTACTATTACTAGTAGACTCAGTAACGATTGGTTCTGCGCTTGCCACTCCAACCATTACGAACGTAAGTGCGCAGAGACTCACAAGAAGTCTCTTTAGCATTTTCTCTGACCCTATTTTGACGAAACTTTAGTAAGGTTCGTCTTTCTTTGTAGTTTTACTCGATGAAGAAGTGCCAGCGACTTTCTTGCTATACGCTTCCTTACCATAAAATGCTGCTACGATTGCAGCAACTGACACAAAGTATGTCGGTGCCATGTCGCCTAAAATCGAACCAGCGTTGTCCAGCTTCAGCCATACTGAAATGACCACAGCAAACGGATAAAGGAGCATACCGAATAACGCAAACCACGCCATGTTGCGTTGAGCATCTTCCTTCTTATCCTCATTCTCTATACGAAGCATTCTCTCGTGTTTTTCTAACTCTTCGTTGGATACGACACCGTCGCCATCTAAATCGGCATCGTTTAATATAGAATTATGTTCTAGTTTTTTCGCCATACTAGTTACCTATCTTCGTATTTTACTGGGCGACCTTGTTTTCCTCTTTCAATACTTTCGTATATATCTGACCCAAATTCTTTTTTCGCCCTATCGATATTTAGTCCTTCTTTACTTTCATCAACTGATACTTCTGGTTGTTCCAATGGCTCAACCACTTCATCTGGCTCGGCAGTATCATTTTCTGGTACCACCATTCCATCAGGAGCATCGTCTCTAACTGGATATTCTCTAAAGAACTCTGGATTTCGGATAGGTTCTTCATATGATTGGACCCCATCCGTCATCGGCTTTTTTCTGGTTGCACGGATCACCTCTCTATTCCAAGCGATGACCATCATCACTGCGAGTGGATCAAACACGAAGATGATGAGTATAATAACCCACCTAACTGCTTGATCAAAATATTGTTCTGCTTCATCACCATAGATGGCTTCAGCAATATATTTTAGTGGACCGATCTCTAATTCAAGAGCAAGTTTTTGTTCAACCAAAGGAACTTTTTCTTCTTCAAGTTCCATGACTTTATCTGAAGCATCTTCGATAATTGTAGCTAGACTATCACGTTCTTCTTTTTGTGATTCTCTAACTGCAATAGCACCATCCTTACCTCTGATTCTATCATAGTCAATAAGAACTTGTACTGCTTGGTCTAACTGACCAAGAACAATCTCAGCATCAGCGATACGTTTTTCTTCACGTTCTATCTGACGTTCGATTTGACCAATTTTTATTTCATTAGTTCCTGTGTTGCCTTCTTGGTCTAGGTGTGCTTTAGATAAGAATCCAAAGATACCCATACTGGTAAGCAACATTAGAACAACTAATGCTGTTGCAAAATATGTTTTTGTTAGGAAATTGATTTCTGACCATCTTCGGTATAGCCAAGAAGCAACTACTAATTTCGCTGCCTCAAGAACACCACCCATCACAGCAATGGGTACTACCGCAGATGCAAATATTGCTATCAGACCAGTTACTGCATAGAACGCAGCAATGCCTGATAATGCTAATGCTGTTATCAGTAGAATAAATGTCATTTGCCTATATTCCTCCTAGTAAACTTCATCATAATGTTTTCATTATAATATGCGAAGTCACCATTCGGTAATTTAGCATTAAGAACATCAGCTTCAAACTGAAGTTTGGCTTCCCAATAATTGGTTTCGCCTTTTGTTTTACAGAGACGGAGAATCCTACGTGTGAATTTTTCCTCACCGTATTTCTTAATCTCTTCTTTGAGTATTTCTGAAGATCCCCAGTAGGAACGCCAGTCTGATTCTATTCTAGACCGACGTTTCCTAGTCCTACCTTTTAGTGGAGGTAGTGTTTTTGCTCGTGTAAAGTATTTTCTACCAATATACTTTTGACCAGTCGCTTCATTAGTGATTTCATAGACAAACCCATAATGCGTCTTGGGATCTTCGAAGATATTTTCTTCGTATAACCAAGTCATACATATATTTAGTCGAGTCCTGTGAAACTAATATCATCGTCGTCATAATCATCTTCTGTAACACCATCGTTGATATCGGCACTACAGAAAGGACAGTATGCTACATCGCTAGAGGAAAAGTCACCAACAAATTTGATGATTCCCTCTGCACCACAATGCTCGCATTCGAAGTCTTTTGTTTTCATTATTGCTCCATTTCTTTTGATGGATTATACAGCCTTACCCCAAACTGATGACCAATCACCTTTTAATGCACCTTTGGCATAATCTGTAACACGGTTTTCAAAAAAGTTTCCGTGCGTTGGAGCATTAATCATTTCTTCAACCCATGGAAGTGGATTTTTCTTCTTCTTGAAGATACCTCTTAATCCAAGAGAAATGAGTCGACGATCCGCAATATAGCGAATATATTCTTTAACTTCATCAGCAGTTAAGTCAGGCATATCGCCCATTCCGAAAGATAGTTCAATAAACTTATCTTCAAGTTCAACCATCTTTTCGGCAATTGTATAAATTTTTGATTTGAGTGAATCGTTCCACAACTCACGATTTTCTTCAATGTAAGTTCGGAACAATTTAATCATTGACTCGGCATGTTGAGTTTCATCAACGATTGACCAAGTAACGATTTGACCCATACCCTTCATAAGTCCATGACGTGGGAAGTTCAAGAGCATAATGAAAGAACTAAACAACTGCATACCTTCTGTAAACGCAGAGAATGCAGCAATGTTAGTAGCGACTGACTCTTTGGTGCCATTCGATTTCGAAAGATCCTCAAAGTAGGTATGTTTGTCAGCCATTTCTTGATAGTCTAAGAATTCTTTATATGTTGATTCTGGCATACCGATAGTTTCAATCAGATGCGAATATGCAGCAACGTGAAGTGCTTCTCGTGCAGCAAATCCACAAAGCATCATACGAACCTCTGGTTGAGGGAAGTATGGCATATAGTTTGTAACATACCCATCAGCAACATCGATGTCACCTTGCGTAAAGAAACGGAAGATATTCGTTAAGAAGTATTTCTGTTCGGGAGTTAATTTCTTGTTCCAGTCTTTTACGTCTTCGAGCATCGGAACTTCAGTATGCAACCAGTGTGATTGCTCATGCTTCAACCATGCCTCATATGCCCATGGATAGTTGAATGGTTTAAAATAGTCTCGAGTGTCTGTTAGGTTTGCTTTAATTTTTGCCATCGTTTCCTCTTAAAAAAATACATGCATTAGTTTGTTGTTATCAATATAGACGTGTCCTTGGAATGTTATCCTAGACTCATCGTCAGCGATCGTGTGTCTCCCAATCCTATGTTTGAGTAGACCGTGCCATATGTGCAGTTTACCATACTCATAAGGCATAATGTTCTCTTTGTTTAGAGAACCAATCCATTCTAGTGTGCCACCTGTTTTAGGAAGTAATATCGGTGATACAAACGAGTATATCATATCTTGATAGATGTTGTCAACCCAGTTCGCAAGAGAAGTATCTTGATGCCACTCGAATGGTTCTTCATCTTCGCCAGAGCCATGAAACACATGGAATCCTGGAACAGGAAGATCATCGTAAAACTTACAACCTTTGATGTCAACACCAAAGTGTTTTGGTAATTTTGTTATTAAGTTGAGATAGAGTCCTTTAAACTCTTTCTTCAGTTTTTCTCGTAGTTCGACATTTATGCTTTCGTAATCTTTATCATATAGACAATAAATTGCATCACCTAAAAGATATTGATTAACACAAAGATCTTCTTCGAGGACTTTATATTTTGGATAGTCGCCTATCCATTTCCAATCGTCTTTTAAAGACATCACTTTTGTGGCGACTTCCTGTCGCTCTTTTTCCGTTATGAAGTTTTCTATTTCAGAAAAAAGAAATTTCTTCATTACCAGTGAACCAATGCCTTTCCTTTGTGGATTACATAATGTCCTTGTAGAGTGATACGAGATTCACCCTGTTTCATCGCAAACCTTTTCATACGATGAATTTTATCACCTTTCCACATAAACAACTGACCAGTAGTATATTTGAATATCTTTTCTTCAGTATACAATAAATCAGACCAATCATTCGTATCTTTATATTCAAGTCCAGCAAAATCTTCAGGAGATTCTATAAGACTTAAAAAAGAATAGATTTGATCCATGTCATATTGCCTATCAAATCTGTTTATAGTTGTGTCTTGATGATATTGAAATGGTGTCATATCATCCTGCTCTCCATGAAAGATATGAAATGCTGGTTTAGCATAACCTTCCATAAATTCAGCAGGACAGTTAGTCACTGTTTCAACTCTTTTTAATACTCGATCTTGTAACCAACCAAACTTTTCAGTAATCCTTTCTTGAAGATCCCAATCTACTTGGTTAGTGTCGGTAATAATATAGAGAGAATCTCCGAGGAAGTATTGATTTTGAGCAGAACGAATTAACTTCGGATCCTGCATCTTTCTCAAGTTTTTATCCGTTGCGATTGGATATTCAGATATATGTCTCCAATCGGAACGCATAAAGTGAACGTCCATTCTAACACGTTCAACTTCCTGCGGAGTTAAGAAACCCTCTTCATGACGAATGTTAAATTGCATTTAGTGCCATAGTAATCAGTTTTTGTGCAGCTGCTTTAAACTTCATCTGATTACCTTTATCAATAATCTCAGAAGTACGAACAAGATCTTCCATAAGATCTTTAAATTCCCATTCGTTTAGCTGACCAGTATCAAACTCTTTTTTAAATTTAAGTGCAAGTTCTGCTTTTTCTTTTGCCCATGTTTCTTGGCAAAGTGCTTCCATAGAATCAGACATTAGTTCCCTCCGATTTTTTCTTGAACACCTTTTAGACCTAGTTTACGTAAATCATCCCAACCACCGATGTGTTCTTCATCAATATAGATTTGTGGGACAGTTCGTAAACCTCGTGACATCATAAGTTTTGCTGCATCAATATCTTCGTCAATCATGACGCTTTCATATTCGATATTATTTGCTTCAAGCCATCCTTTTGCTGCTGAACATGCAGAGCATGTTTCAGTTGAATATACTGTAATCATTATTTGTTCCTTGTAGCCAGAGCCTCAGCCATAGCGTCAGCCTGTTTAGTTAAAATTATCACTTTGTTGACGCAGTATGGACGTCGCAGTTTTCCTTCTCTTGCTTGCATGTATAGTCCTTCCATACTTGCAGAGAAAGGTCTTACCAGTTCAACTACATCTACATGACGAGTAGCTTGCGCATAATACCATAGTTTTTCTTTGGTTTCCCAAACATTTTTAATGGAATCCCAACTGCCTTCATCTGGAGGACATTGAATTTGACGAATGTCATATTGAAGTTCGACAATCATCATCATTTCATTGTCATCCCAAGCAGATGGGAAGAGATTATTGTATGTGCTTTGAATCCCAGCGCATCCCGAAAGAAGCAATAAGAAAAAAGATACGATTAACGCTTTGAGCATTTTATCCCTCACAAGCTATGCATGTGTCACCTTCAGCCAACGCATTCAGATCAATTTCTGAAATAACTTGACGTTCAATAGCACGAGAAACCTTGTCAGCTTTCCCGATCTTTTCAGAACGACAATAATACAAAGTTTTCAATCCAGATTTCCACGCTAAGAAGTGCACTGCGTGCAGTAGTTTAATGTGCACATCTGGTTTGAAAAATAGGTTAACTGATTGTGCTTGGTCAATAAATTTTTGACGATCTGCAGCATGTTGAATAAGCCAACGTTGATCGATTTCCATAGCAGTCTTAAAGACTTCTTTGTTCCAATCATCGAGCCATTCTAGATGTTGTACAGAACCATCGTTCGCAATGATACTTGACCAAATATCATTGTAGTCCAATTTAGGATTCTTTTCACACTCATCTTTGATCAACTTATCAAGATATTTGTTCTTGTTCGTTGAAGAACCAGACAATGTGTCCTGACGATAAGCATTAGCACGGAATGGTTCAATAGATGGTGAAGTGTTTCCCATAATAATTGACGAAGAAGCATTTGGTGCGATCGCTTGCATGTGCGAGAACCGAAGTCCAAGATCACGTGCGTCAGGTGCTTCACCACGTTCTTCTGCTAGTTCCTTATTAGCCATATCTAAAGCAGTACGAATATGTCCAAAAATCTTTTGGTTCTTAGATTGAGCCAAAGCAGATTCCCATGGGATATTGTTTTGCTGTAGATAAGCATGGAAACCTAAAGCACCAACACCAATCGAACGTTCTCGTTCTGCTGAATATTTGGCACGAGAGATTTCATCAGGTGCATTGTCAATAAAATATTGAAGAACGTTATCAAGCATTTCAGCTACGTCCTTCAAGAAAAGTGTGTCCTTTGACCATTCATCAAAATACTCAAGATTTAGTGATGACAGACAACAAACAGCAGTACGGTCTTCGCTCGTAGGAAGGATAATCTCAGAACAAAGATTTGACTGATTGATTTGAAGTCCACGTTCTTTCAAGAACTCAGGCATCGCATCGTTTGAATGGTCGATGAAGTGTAGATATGGTTCGCCTGTTTGCATACGAAGTTCGAGAATCTTTTGCCACAATTCACGAGCAGAAACGAACTCAATCGTTTTTCTACTATGAGGATCTTTTAGTTCCCACTTATCATCTGCTTCAGGATCGACCATACATTTTTCAATAACTTCCATAAACGCATTACTGATATTGATACCATGATGCATATTCAAACAACGCATGTTTGGATCACCAGTTGGTTTACGCATTTCAAGGAATGCTAAAATGTCTGGATGGTCAATATTCAAATACGCAGCATAACTACCACGACGAGTACGTCCTTGACGATATGCTAGTGATGATGCGTCATAGATTTTAAGGTGAGGCATAACACCAGTCGATTTGTCATCAGCTGATCGGATACCGAAACCGATACCGACACCACCACCCATCATCGATAGCCAGTTAGTTTCTGATAGATTGTTAACCAACCCTTCTGCAGTATCCTCAATATAGTTGAGAAAGCAAGAAATAGGTAGACCACGCTTAGACCGACCAAAAGACAAAATAGGAGTAGAATATGATAGCCAGTGCTTACTGCTGTATTCATAAAGTCGTTGGGCATGTTCTGGGTTACTCGAAAATGTTTTAGATACAAAAGCAAATCGCTGTTGAGGACTTTGCTCGTCTTCTCTCATATAAGATTCTTTAAGTCTAGCGATTCCTGCTTTATCAAATAGATTGTCACGTTCGTACTTTACATTAATTCCATGTATATTTTCTTCCATAGTGTTACCTTGCGTATTGAATGACAAAACTAAGCCTGTAGGCTGTTGCTCCTGGACTTGGAGCTGAGATGCAATGTGGGATTGTGCCATCGAAAATTACCACCCTTCCTGGTTCGTAAAATGAACAAAATTCTAATTTATTACCCTCTTTATTAGTAAAGAGAGTATATCCTCCCCACTCTGGAGACCACTCCATGTTGGGATAGTAAAGTAATGTGCGAACGTCATCGCTACCGTAGGTATCACAATGAAAGCGATTCTTATCGTGTAGCGTACTTAGATTGATCCTTGCTTGGACCTGTTCATAGCCATCTAAAAGTGGCAGGACATACTTAGTATTTTCACAATTCCAGAATTGGCTGTGTTGCACATCATCTTCATTTAATTGACAATAAAGATTAAAGTCACCTCTGTGCTCCAATCTTGGCGTATCTTGACCCATGTTATTAAATTTTTGCGAGGACATCCATGAGTAAATTTCTCTCGCTGGTTAT